ATAGACCTTGATTCAGACGAATTAAACAATCTATGGGAAGAGATAAGCAACGATAATGATTTTAATAAGGTTATAGGTGATTCTATAGTTGAAACTCTTGTTACTGGTGATGGAGCTTTTAAGATAACCATAGACACTGATGTAACCCCATATCCTATTATTGATTTCTATGGTGGTGAAAGAGTAGATTACACTGTTAAACGTGGAAGACTACAAGAGGTAATATTTTATACTAACTATGCTAAGGAAAATAGGAATTACACTCTGCAGGAGACCTTTGGTAAAGGGTATATAAAGTATATGCTCTATGATGATTCAGGAAAAGAAGTGGCTATTAATACTGTTGAAGAAACAGCAGAATTAAAAGACACAACCTTTGATGGTAATTTCATAATGGCAGTACCTTTGATGTTCTTTAAATCACAGAAGTTTGATGGCAGAGGTAAGTCAATCTTTGATAGTAAGAGTGATTCCTTTGATGCATTGGATGAAACTATATCTCAATGGGTAGACGCAATTAGAGCTGGTAGAGTACAGAAGTATATTCCTAAAGAATTGCTTCCTATAAATTATTCTACAGGCGAGGTTTTGGAACCTAATCCTTTTGATAATCAATTTATTTCAAGAAAAACTGTTTTGAGCGAAAATGCAATTGATAAGATGGATGTAGTACAACCAGAAATAAGATATGATGCTTTTGTTAATACCTATGCCAGTAATTTAGATATGTGTCTACAAGGCATAATAAGCCCTGCTACTCTTGGGATAGACCTTAAGAAGACAGATAATGCAGAAGCACAGAGGGAAAAGGAAAAGACAACACTTTACACAAGAGGGAAAATTATAGATGTATTAACAGAGGTTATTCCTGAAGTAGTTTCTATAACATTACAGGTAAATGATTTACTTCATGGTAAAGCTCCAGGAGATTATGAAGCTACAATTAATTTTGGTGAGTATGCAAGCCCAAGCTTTGATACTGTAGTGGAGACTGTGGGAAAGGCTAAAATGAACGGTATCATGTCTATAGAGCAATGTGTAGAAGAATTGTACGGTGATACATGGACAGATGAAGAAAAGGCTCTTGAAGTTCAGAGACTAAAAGAACAATCAGGACTAACAACTGTAGATGAACCCGGTATAAATGGCAGCGATCCTTCGCCAGATGATACAGTTTTGCCTGAAGGTGAATAATAATGGCTGATGAAAATAAGAATCCATATGATCTTAGAGAGATATTTCAAAGAATGGAACTGGACCTCATTGCATCATTAAAAAGAAACTTTTATAGACATAAGAATGAAGAATTAAAAGAAGGTTTTGAGTGGGAGCAATGGCAGTTATCCAAGCTTAGGAATATTGAGAAGTACAGAAAAGAAAATCAAAGAATTGTAGGTAAGTATAGTGACCCTATTCAAAAGACTATTGATATAGTGCTTCAAGAAAGTTTTAATGCAGGAGAAAATAGAGTAGAAAAAACTGTAGAGAAGGTAAAAAAAGATTATCCAGAGATTGATTTACCCAAAGACTTAAAACCTATTAATATTGATAAAAAAAGTCCTGAAAGTGGCCTTGAGCCTTTATCTGACATATTACTAAAAGTTGAATTAAAAAAAGCACCTGAAAATCCGCCACCGCAAGAAACTAACTTCTTTGGTATGAATGATAAGAAGTTAAAGGCTCTTATAGATTCTACTAAGAAGGATATTAATGTAGGCCAGCAATCAGTTCTTAGGAAAATGGATGATGTATATAGGCAAACAATATTTAAAACTCATGTGTTCATGCAGAGTGGTGCTACTAGTTTAAATCAGGCAATAGATATGGCTACTAAGGACTTCTTAGACAAAGGGGTTAACTCAATAGTATATAAAGATGGTAAGAGGGTAAATATTGCTAGTTATGCGGAAATGGCTCTTAGAACAGCAAGTCAAAGAGCAACATTTCTTGGAGAAGGTAAGAAGCGTGATGAATGGGGCATGCATTTAGTTGTTGTATCGGCTCATGCAAATACGTGTAAATTGTGTTTACCCTGGCAGGGCAAAATACTTATTGATGATGTCTTTAGTCATGGCACTAAGGAAGAGGGTCCATATCCATTACTTAGTGAAGCTATGAAAGCAGGACTTTTACATCCTAACTGTAGGCATACATTGGCAACATACTTTCCAGGTATAACAAAATTGCCTAAAGTACCTAAGGAAGATGTAATTAATGCCAATTATAAAGCAGAGCAGCAGCAAAGGGCAATTGAGAGAGAAATAAGAAGATGGAAAAGGCGAGAAGCTGGTTCTTTAGATGATAAGAATGTACAACTGGCCAGTGAAAAGGTTAAAGAATTGCAGGGTAAGCTTAAACAACACTTAAAGGATAATCCTCAGCTTAGAAGAGATTACAGCAGGGAGAAACCTGGACCGGGGATAAGTAATAAAGATGTAAAGGCAAATACTAAAAAAGTATATGGTGATGATTACTTTAAGAATGGATATAGGTACTCAAAAGATGGTATAATGAGAGTGACAGATGATTGGAAGGAAGGTCATAGATCTGTGACTAGAAAACATAAACCTAATTCAGTTATTGAAACTAGTACAGAATATAAAAATGGCACTGTTCAAATTGATAGAACTATTTATGATAAAGAGGGAATGATGTACAAACAAATACATTCAGGACCCCATAATAATCCTAAGCATCATCCATATGGAACTTATGGAGAACATATGCACATATATAAATGGGATAATGAAGGTAAGCCTTTGTCAAGAGAAGTTAAGGAATTAACTAAGAAAGAGAGAAATGAGCATAGGGATATACTCAAATAGATGGGAGGATTGAATTTACATGAGTATAGATGATTTTAAAGAAAATGCCATAACTGATGATGTAGCCTTTAAATATAACAATAAAGAATATTTTATATTTTTATTTGGCACTGGTTTTACAGTTGGAGAATATGGAACTGATAAAGATATAAAATTTGATAAGCATAAGGATATTTACAAGAATCGAGAAGATATGTTTTCTAATTGGATAATAGGAGATAAGCCATTAAAGGATATTATTTCAGAGATAGAAGTAGTTTAAAAGCACTTACCAAGTAAAGATAGTAGGTGCTTTTATTATGTATAAAAATATGGAGGGTTAGATAATGGATGAGGAATTAGATATTAAAATTGATAAAATAATTAAATTTAAAAAAGGCGAATATATAAAAGTATCTGTAGAATTATCTAATATTGAATCTAAGCAATTGAAAAGCACAAAAGATTTCCTTGATACTATGCTCAAGGAAATCAAAGAATTATTTTGAATTCTTATTAATTTTATTACTAAACTCAATAAGAGAGTTTAATTTTTGTGGATCATCCATCATAATTGGAATTAGTTGTTCTAAAAACTTTTCTTCTGGAGAGGTTTTATTATTATTGGCTAGCTTATCAGCCAATACAGATATAACAGAAGTATCTACAGTTGATTTTGATATTTTAGCGTCTAAATCTTTAATGCTATCTTGTAGTGTAAATAATTGCTGTAAAATTTCAGAGTTAAAAGTTTTTGACGTGCTTTCATCTATGGTAGAATCATCATTTGAAAAAGGAATAGTATTTATAGTTTGAATAAGTCGCTCTTTTAGTTCGTCAACAGAATCTAAATCGGTTAAATCATAATCAAAAGTTCTTATTGTTGAGACATCAAAAGGAATGGAGTCATTTTTATCCTTTAAATGTATTATCGGTTTTTTTAACGCGGTTCTGTATCCAATTTCATAAAAAGCATTTGGGTTATGTTCTGTTAGATCAGCAATAACTAAATCACATTCTGTTAAATAATTTAAAATAGTATCAGTTATAGAATCACTTGAGTTTAAATTATCTACCCTAATAGGATTTTCAAAACCGCATTCAGCGCATACTGGAGCAATAATGTGTTTTAAAAGTTTATCAGATCGTTTGCGAGTGTCACTATCATCTTTACCTATAGGACATACAATAAAACATTTTTTCATAAATGCACCTTCTTTCGAAGATATTTTATCACATTAAAACATAATTTTACAATTATTTTAAGTCTTAATAATAAGGCTTTTTTATTTTGTCTTTAATCCATAGACGTTAAACAGGATAAAAATATTATGAAAGGATTGATTTATAAGTGAATAAAGAGCAATTTATAGCACTAGGACTTACAGAGGAACAGGCTAAAAAGGCGGCAGAAGCTTCACAGGAGGAGTTGAAGTCTTATGTTGAAAAACAAAAGTTTGATACTGTTTCAGAGGAGAATAAGAATCTCAAAACCACCGTAAAGGAAAATGCTACGCAACTTGAAAATCTTAAGAAGTCTGCTGGGGATAATGAAGAGCTTAAAACTCAGATAGCTAATTTACAGACTGAGAATCAAGAGAAAGAAACAAAATACCAGGAACAGCTTAAGGATTTACAATTAAGTAATGCTATTAAGTTATCAGTAGCTGGTAAGGTCCAGGATGAAGATATAGTTTCAGGACTTATAGATAAAACAAAACTTATCTTAGGTGATGATGGAAAAGTTACTGGTCTTGATGAACAACTTAAAGGATTGAAAGAATCTAAAGCTTTCTTATTCAAAGAAGATGATACAAAGACCACTGAAAAGACTGATCCATTACCAGGATTTCATGTTGGTGGTGATGGTAAAGGTAAAACAGAAACTTCAAAACCAACTAATTTGTTTGGAGCTGTAGCAGCGCATTTTCAAAACGCATCAAATTTAACAAAATAGAAAGGGTGATATAAATGATTACACTTGCAGAAGCAAGCAAACAATTACAAGATGATCTTCAAATAGGGGTTATTGATGAATTTAGAAAGAATAATTTTCTACTTGATAACCTTACTTTTGATGATGTAGTTTCTCCTACTGGTGGAGGTGCCACAATGACCTATTCATATTTAAGACTTACAACACAACCTACTGCACAATTCAGAGCAATAAACAGTGAGTACACACCAGGAGAAGTTTCTAAAGACAAATACTATGCTGATTTAAAAGTATTTGGTGGAAGCTTTCAAATTGATAGAATTATAGCTAACTTGGGTGGAGCAGCTAAAGAAGTAACAATTCAAATGGCTCAGAAGATTAAAGCAGCACAAGCACTATTTAATGATACTGTTATAAACGGTGATAGTGCAGTTGTAACAGATGCCTTTGATGGACTTGAAAAAGCACTTGCAGGAAGTTCTACTGAGTATGTACCTGGTGCTGCCATTGATTTATCTAACTCAGCTGCTATTGATACCAACTATAAAGTATTCCTTGATGAACTAGACGAGTTCTTAACTGGATTAGATGGAGCACCAAGCTTTATGGCTGGTAATACTAAACTTATAGCAAAGATAAGAGCATGTGCAAGACGTTCAGGTGCTTACCAAACTGCATTGAATGATTTCGGAAAACAAATTGAAAGTTATAACAATGTTCCTTTTGTTGACCTTGGAGCAAAATCAGGAACCAACGATCCAGTAATACCTGTAGGGACAGGAGAGAATGCAGGATTAACTTCTCTTTATGCTGTAAGACTTGGTATGGACGGATTCCATGGTATCTCTATGGCTGGGCAACCACCAATTAAAACATGGCTTCCAGATTATACTACTTCAGGAGCTGTAAAAACTGGTGAAGTTGAAATGGTTGCAGCAGTAGCACTTGAAGCAACTAAGGCAGCAGGAGTAATGAGAAAGATTAAAGTATCATAGGAGGGATAATATGTTTAAAATA